GTGCCATGGTTCCCAACCAATGTCTGCGTCAACAAAGAACAGGTGAGTAGCGTCTTGCATATCTAGGAACTTGGCAGTAAGTGTGTTACGTGCGCGGCTGATCAAACTTTCGTTGACCATAGTTTCTAGTGTCCAGTCGATACCCAACTGACGGGCAGTATTCGCCCATTTGATAAAACTCATAAATGTTGATTCAGTCAACATACCGCCATAGCAGGGCATAGCAATATGTACTCTAGTAGTACGTAGGAAATCTACGTTTACCTGTACTTGATTTTGTCCCGGTGCTGCTGGGGGTGTTTGATCTTGGGTTGGAGCAGCCTGCTGCTCAACGATCTCTTGTACCTTTTCTACGGGTACAGTCTTTTCATTTTTACTCTTTTTAGTGGCCATATATCCTCTCAAAAAATGTAAAGATATTTACATCGTTTGAGGGGTATGAAATTATTTTTCTGGCAGATAATCGATAGATTCAGATGTTTTCTTCTTAGGCTTTTTGCCCTGTTTCTTCATGTTGATAGCGATAGCAGCCTGTTGTGCAGGGTTAGCTGCTTCATACTGCTTCTTTACTTCTGCTATTATTTTTGTTAATCTTGCAACTTGTTCAGGTGTAGCAGTTTCTACCAATGGCTTGAGATTATCTAAAAACTCTTTGAGTTTTTTACCCTTTGGTTTAGTGTCAAGTTTTGCGCTTTTTGGTTTTGGCATATTAAATTTACTTAGATTATCTTTTGCTACTCTCATCATATTTAGTACTTCATCGTCACTTAATGATGAACTCATGCTCTGACGCCAAACAGCAAACTGTTCTTCTTCGCTCTTGTTAGGATCTAACAATACTTGACGCATGGGAGTAGCGCGTGGGCCTTCATGGTAGTCTTTACCAGTTGGGTCGCTGCCAGGTGCCTTAGTATCCTGTCTGCTCATCACGTTCAGGCTATCTAAACCAAAACTTTTATATGGTTCAACCCCTGTACTCTTTGCTGGTTTTAAAAGATAACTAAATGCATCTTTTTGATCTGCGCCAACTACTAAGTCAACATTTTTATAACCTTTAGTACCTAGATCAGTTAATACATCATTAAGTGATGGCTTATCTGCTGTAGGCAAACTGAAAATGTTTTTGTACTTAGGAAATTTCTTCTTGTACATGTCGATTTTCATTTCAGGTGGTATAGGATCATCTTTACCAAAACTACGTGATACAATAAAGAATGGTTGTGCACCTGTCTGATTTGCTTGGTGTATAACAGCATTGACTAACGCATCATGTCCTGTGTGGCCCATGCCACGACCCCAACCTAAAACTGCCTTTTTACCTGCATCTTCACGCAGTACGCTTTCTTTAGGACTCCATGTGCTTTGATCGATTGCTTTGACAAATTGTCCTGGTATGTCATACTTAAATTTCTTACCAGGATGTGCTTGAGCATAGCCTTCTGGTTTAGTTTGCTTGATGCCACCATGACTTAATTGACTGAGTTTTTGAACTAATATATTCTTCTGTTTACTCAATCCTTCAACTGCGCCTAGTGTTGCCTCTAATCCTTTTTTATCAGACAACATGATTTGTTGCTGTTTATCACTTAGATTCTGTTTTGCATATTCAGGAAAATCTTGTAATAATCCTTCTGTGCGTAAATGCTTATTCAAATAAGAGTATAATACTGCGCCCGGATTACTTAAACCTGGCTTAGGTTGTAGATATCTATCGATGTCTGTTTTATTCTTTTTGATAAAGGCATCTAAATTATCTAGGCCTTTTGTATCTAATTTTGCAGGCTCTTGCACATAAGTCGTGCCTTGTACAATGACATCATTAGTGCTTAACTCTTGTGCGTTAGGATAACGTTGTTCTTCGCTTGATCCTAATGTTGGATAATATCCAGTGGCTGCGACCATCACTTTTGCCTTAGCAATCTTTTTACCTAAGTCACTATCAACAGGAACATGAAATGTAGTGATATTTGGTTGGAAGTCGTATGTATTAGTTTCTTTGTTTAATACAGGCATCGCTGACTGTCCATCTGGTTTTGTACCTGGATAGAATAATAAGCCGCCTTCAATGAAACCACTCTTGGGACTAATCTTTTCAAAATAAGGCCATAAACTTGCAAACTGTTTTGCAAATTGTTCTCTTTCTTTTGGATCGCCTTTGCCTGTGCCTAATACGAAATTCTTTACTGCGTCAGGACTGTCTATTACAGTTGATGCACCACTACTTGTTTGTGTTTTACCACTCTTCAAATATTGCCATGCATTCTTAGGGATCATCATAAACTTGCCGTTTTCATCGCGTCCCCAATAAACGACAGGCATGCCGTCCCACTTTAATTCAATGCTACCACCACTTGTGGCCATATCACGCAAACGTTCAACAGCGTGTAGTCCACCTAGACTACCTTTTGTAATCACTAAATCTTCTATATGCTGATACTTGCGTCCTACGTTCTTTTCAGTATCTTCTTTTAGAATATGGCTGATTTTCATTTGATCAAATCCATTGTCTTACGAAACCATTCTTGTATAGTTTCTGGGAAATATTTGTCTTTGATCATTTTTAACTTATCAGGATATTTCTCTAATGCCTTCAATAATTTTGTTGGGTTACCCATGTCATCAGCACTTGCTGACGGACCAATAATGATTTTAGCAATCTTGTCTTTATCATTAGCAACTAATTCTTTTGTCTCACGGTCTAATAAGCCCTTATATGGACTCATCATCAAACTCTTATGATCTGGTAAACTGGTCATGTTGGCTAAGTCTGCCCACATAGCATGTAGTGTACCGCCCTTCATAGTTGGGTCAGTGTAATCGTGTGTATGTAATGGTTGTGCCGCTTTAGCATTTTCAACTGCCATCAAGTCTACTTGTACGATATCATCGCCGGAACCAGTTGGTATACCTACGTGAATGCTTACGCCAGTACGTGCTGCTTGTAACCCTTTCTCTTTGAAATAATCTTCTAATGCTTTGCGACTTAATTTTAATTCTTTTGCAGGAAATGCTTTCATCAATTCTTCAGCATCGATCAATGCGTCAATGTCGCTACTGATTTCTTTCTTACCTGCGCTACCGATAGGATATAGATTTAATCCTTTTGGTAATATATCTTGTAGATTTTTTACTGCGGCAGGAAAGTTTGCCTTATTAATAGGCTTCGCGCCTGGTATAACATTTCCGCCTTCAAACAAATACATTTTAATAACTTACCTTAATAAAGTTTACAGCACCATGCTGAAAATCTTCAATCTTAGCACGTAGCCAAACAAAGTTACCTTCTATATTAGTGTACATGCTTAAATTGGCATTAGCACAATTAGATAGTTTATAAACTTCAAAATAGTCAGTAGTAAGTTTGTTAGCGTTAAGTGTGGCTTGTATTACAATATTTCCAGTAAACTCTGTTGTTTTGATGTTTACTGTCTGCAAATCTTCATTACCCAAATAGTATGCAGCGGCAGGTTGGGCATTGCCTGTTAACGAATAAACATTAGCAGTACCGCCACCGTCGTATGCAGTTTGTGGGAACAATATTAACGTAGTTTGTTGACTCATTATGGTTTCAATGCCTCAACGACGATACCCTCACCTGCTAGTTCTTGTGCAACTTGCTCAAGTGCGGCTAGTGTTTCTGCGTTTGCGATTACTGTGCTTTCTTTTTCGTTGTCCTTAACAATTTTGCTAAATTTGATGACAACGACATCTTCTACGATTTTAGCCATAAATACTCCATATTGTCAGAGTATTTATCTGTTTTACGGGCGTTTGGCTAAACTATAAGTTTTACCTATCATATTAGGAAACAGCATGTGCAGTATTGAAATCATGCTTTGATCATTATAGTCTACATAATAACTGCTATGTAGGTACATAAATCTTGTATAATTGCTATTGCGACTATATGCTAACCTGCGCAATCCTTGACTAATATGGGTGTTAGGATATCTATCGTAGAATTCAAGCACATTGCCCAAAAAATCTTCGGGACAACGCTTACCCTTGAAGAATGTCCTATACTTAAATTTGGGTTTATTGCTAAAATAAATGGTATCAGCACCTAAAACATCTGCTTCAAAAAATGTTACATTTGCGTCGATGCTCTCAAGTGTTTTCAGTAGGTCTAAATTGTTGCTAAAGAAACTAACATGATCACCTTGTATTCTTAGCATACATTTATCCTTGCTGACAAGATTGCGCCAAGTCAGGAACTTGCTGATTTGATCTACATCAACTTCGTCCCAGTACTCTCGCCAGTCTTGGTCCATTGTTCTTATACCATACCTGTTTTCTTTAGTCCTTATATCTCGCAATTTTTCCATACGTGAGATAAATGTATCCAGATCAGGAGTATAGTAGGTATAGGCAGCACCCTGTATTCTACATACAGCCTTATACTGATATCTATTGAAGTAAAGTTTGTTTTTTACTTCACGGTGTACAGGGATGCTCATATTAACCTTCGACTTGGATGATACCGTCGTCGCCTACTTTTGCTGTAGCCTTATTTGTGATAGCGAATTCAATCTCGTTATTCACAAGGTTGGCTACGATATTTGCATTCTTAATCTTTTCAAACAATACTTTCTTACTCAAAGGAACACGCAACAATTCATCAATCTTACGTGCTAATGGACGTGCGCCCATCTTGTTATCGTAGCCCTTCTCTGCAAGATACTCAACAACAGGTTCGCTGAGATTGAGTGTGATGTTATGCTTTTCCAACAATGCCTTTTTAACATCTTCAGTGAACTTGATGACGATCTTTTTGATTGACAGATTATCAAGTTTCTTAAACTTACATACCTTGTCAAGTCGATTACGGAACTCTGGTTTGAAGAATTCTTTAAACGCACGATCATCTTCACCAGTCTTTTGTAGATCGCCGAAACCGATATTATTCTTCTCACCGTCAGCACTACCTAAGTTACTAGTTAGAATGATGATAGTATTCTTACATGACACTTCCTTACCATTGCTACCAGTGACACGACCTTCGTCAAGTATCTGCAAGAAGATATTGAAGATGTCCGGGTGAGCCTTCTCAACTTCATCAAACAACAAAATGCTGTGTGGGTTCTTGCTAAGATCACTAATCAAACGACCACCCTGTACTTGGCTATCACTAAAGCCAACATAACCTGGGGGAGGACCGATCAATGAACTGACTGTATACTTCTCGCTGTACTCGCTCATGTCATACTTGAGCAATGGCATATCGAGGTTCTTACTCAACAGTTTAGCCATCTCAGTCTTACCAGTACCAGTTGGTCCCATAAACAAGAAACTTGCGATAGGCTTAGTTTCATTGTTGATGCCAGCAAAACTTACATAAACCCTATCAAGCACATCCTTGACTGCTTCATCTTGTCCATAGAGTTTTGACTTGACATTGACTTCTAAGTTATTGATCTTGTCAAAGTTATCGCCGCTCAACTTATCAGCAGGTACTCCTGTGTACTTTTCAACCTGTTCAAAAATAAGTTGTTTAGTGATTTCAACATCCTTATTTTCAAGTACGCGCTGCTTTGCGCAGGCTGCGTCAAGCAAGTCAATGCTCTTGTCAGGATTCTTACGATCATGTATATAGCGATCAGCACTTTCGACTGCTGCCTTGATTGCTTCCTCAGTAATTTTGACTTCATGGAAATCGCTGAGTCTTTCGCTTAGACCATTCAGGATGCGAATAGTAGTATCGTGTGAAGGTTCATCAACTGCAACCTTAAAGAATCTACGCATCAATGCACGATCCTTCTCAAAACTCTCGTAGAACTCTTCCCATGTAGTGCTTGCAATGACCTTGAGCGTACCCTTAGTGATTGCAGGCTTTAACATATTAGCAAAGTCAACGCTACCGTTACTTGAACTACCTGCACCACTCATAGTGTGTGCTTCGTCGATGAACAGGATAGCCTTCTTCTTAGTATTCAATGCTTCAAGCACTTGCTTTACCTTTTCTTCAAAGTCACCGCGATAGCGACTTCCTGCAAGCAAACTACCGATCTCTAGGCTAAACAACTGATATCCTCTTAGGAATTCAGGAACTTCATCATTAACGATTGCTCTTGCAATACCTTCTGCAATAGCAGTCTTACCAACGCCCGGATCACCGACCATCAATACGTTTGATTTGAAACGCTTTGCCAATACATTGATGATATCATCAATTTCTTTATGGCGACCGATAACAGGTTCTAATTTATCCTGTCTTGCTAGATCGGTAAGATTAGTTGTGTATTCTTCTAAGATTTCATCTGCCTGATTGTCAGTTAATGAGGCAGTATATTGTGCGCCCTTGTAAGTCTTTTGCCAATGCTGCAAGAATTCTTGCTTTTGTACACCATACTTCAATAGGAAGTAATGAGCATGACTATTACCCTCAGCGATAATACTCAAATATAAATCAATCGTAGTAACTTGGCGACGACCCGTAAACAATACTTGCGTCACGCTACGATTCATCACACGCTCAAGGCTGTTAGTCTTTTTGGGTTGTGAGTCGTTTTCCTTGCTTTCGATAGCATGTAAACCTTGTAGATATGCCCTAATCTCATCAA